GATGCAGCAGGGATTACCGGCAGAAAGTCACGCTCCATACGAAACTGGGAAGCGGGTATCTCTGCCCCAGATCCACTGATCCAGGCTGATGTAATCAAGAAACTGCAAGATCACATCGAATCCTCACTGCAAACACCAACAACAGAACCATGAAACCACCCATCAACGAATCTCAGGCACAGTTCATCATCGACTCCATGAATAGGGTCACGAAACTCAAAGAAGCAGACAACAAGAAGATCCTGCGGCTTGCCATGGAAACCGAAGCATGGAAGAATTCTTCAATCTTCGATCTTACTGGTGACATCTTTGCAGAGATTGAATGCCGCCTGTATCCAGAATACGATGGTGACTTGGTGACTCGTCAGGATTGGGGATGGAAAACACCAGAAGGAGACATTCGGTACCTATGAACCTCACAATACACATCCCTGAGATTCTACTCTCTGGTGACTTCTGGCTCGGATTCTTGACTTCAGCCATAGCATCACTTGCAGCAATGTATTATGCCTTGAGAAACTTTAACCCATTCGGACGATGAACCAAGAATACCTATTCATCGGAGGCCCAGCAGACGGCAAGAGATTCGATGTTCCTGATCATGTTGGAGAGTGGACAATCCATTCACTGCCTCCTCGCCAAGTTCCATCAGTCTATGATGATGAATCGGCGCAATTTGCCAGATTCGAGACTATCAGGACCGTCGAAACCATGTACAGGAAGTTGCGCTTCACCACTCAAGCGGAATGCTTTGTTGATGCAAGACTAAGGGATGAGCAAGTTCTCAAGATGCTGGTTGAAGGCTACAATCCTCAGAAACCTGCCAATCCATCTTCAGCATAACCAAATCACGAACAGCCTCCTCCTTAGTAGCGCCACTTCCAGTGATCCAATCCTCCATGCCATCATACCATGCAACCCAGTCGTAGCATCGCATGGGTATAGGTGGACAGATGTTTTGTGTGATGATCTTCATGGCTTTGGTTTAAGTAGCTTACATTCTCGACGCCTTACCGATGACGCGGATCGTATTGGATTTCCTCCATGAAGATCCTTGTTTATCCAAGCTGCCTGTTGAGCGTAAGTTGGAAATGCACCATTAGCCATGGCGTATGTTTGCTTGATTGATTCATCCTCCTCTCGGGTCCAGGGAATACGCTTCATGGCTAACGCTTCCTCATGATGATTCCCCACATTTCCGCATCATCCATTGTGTACTTCTCAGTGGCCCTCTTGTGATCCAGTGCTGCCAGTTATCAGCATTGATGCCGGGTGGATAAGTAACCCAGTCACAATCCCAGCACCCGAGACTTGTATCCTCGATACCTAGCTCACGCCAAGTCAAGGTTCTCAGATCCTTCCTTCCGCACTTCGGGCATCCGTTGCTTGTATTCATAAATCAATCACCACCAGTTCCCCGCTTCTTTCCATCACCGCCCCAGTAGCAAGATACTTGGCGCTCAGTTCCTCGATGCTACCAACCTCCACGAAACTTCCTTCGTCGTCACCCGATCCAGGTATGACGGCGGTGAGGTTTGGTAGGGATAGTAACTCAATTGCAAGGTCGTGTGTCTTCATGGTTTGTGTTTGTGGCAAGTGTGCCTGTATTCTGTATCTGTTTGCGTTCCGCATGTAACTGGCTGATCGCATCCCGGTTCATCGCAGCAGGAGACAAGAGTCATGTCCTTACATCTAGGACACGCCTGAAGAACCCCACCCTGAATGAATGGATTCGGAGCAGTAAGAACATCCGACTCATCACCGAACCACCCGCATCCGAATCCTCCTAAACTTGGGTCTGAGCAAATTAGTTTCATATTTCAATTCTCCCCCATCCCGAGTCTATCCATCTCTGTTTCCGCGCATTGATTCGCCCATTCATCAAGTATGTAATTGAGCGCCCAGATTCGGTTCTTGTGAAACGAGATGCTACGCTTCGAGTCCTCCCATTTCTTCTCCTCACTGGCCAACTTAGCCATGATCCATGAAACGGGTATCTCTGATCGGTTCATCGCTTCAAGATCCTCTCTATCTCATCCATCCGACTCGCCCATTCAGGAACCTCGCCTAATGGAATCATGAGTTCACCTGATTCAGGCTCCCCTGGCTCATCTTCAAACGGATCATGGATTGGGCATCTGGCCCTATGATTCGGAGTAACCATGCATCCACATATATGATGATGGGTTTGTGAATCTGGGGATTCGGGGTTCATGTTCACGAAATCTGTTTCGCCAACATACACGCACCACACCGAATCAGTCAACAAGATAATAACTACTTTGTATCATTGACAGCATCACCGACCCATGATTCAGTGGAGCATGGACAGAAAACAAGAGATACAGAATCAGATTGCTGAGTTGCAGAGGGAGTTGGCTGGGATGGCTATTAATGGCGTTACCGTTGATATTATTACGGACAACTGGAAGGGCGGAATGATCGTCCACTCATTGAAGGATGGTGAGATAATTCAGGGTCTATACACCCACCCATCCCTGAAGCTCGAAGAAACTTCAGGGATTATGATTATCTGCGCAGAGGTTGGATACTCGCAAAAGTTCTACGTCACCAAGAACGTGAGCTACAACATCACGCCATTCTGAGAATCTTATGGAATTTGATCCAGACGGAAACCCGTATCGTCACAACGATGAGCAGTCCGAAGCTGCCAAGTATCACCTAACCAAGGATAATGGAGCAGTCATCATTGATGCTGTGATTCGTGCCAACGCCATTGAATCAGCCATCATCGAAGACAATGGAACCATATTCGTGTGGTCCGCAAACGCATCAGAGCAGATAGAAGCAGCGTTACTTGAAGCTGGGTATCGGGTTGTCCCTATTGATCCTTCTTCCAACACCAATCCGGGAAGCTTAGACCCTTCTTCGCAATAGACTCGTTCGGCATCCATATTGATGTTTGATTATGACAGCGGCACACAAGGCAGTTCTTTAACTCGCCATCGCGTGATGTTATCCTATCACCCTTCACTTCTGAGATCAACTCATCTAGCCTAGCACAACTCGGGCAGGCCACATGAAGATCGACGTTGAAATCCTTACACTCAACGCAAATAGCAGCACGCCTCTCCGCTTCTTCCTGATTCACCAGTTGCCTGCCTCCCGATACCCACTGAATCATGGAGAACAAGAAGTTCCTGATGTCTGACCAATGAAGCGGGCGGTCAGGGTCCGGTGCATAATACTTCTCGTCACTGCACCATGGCGTCCCATCCAATGAGTTCTGGATGCAGTACTCCTCTTCCAGGCGTGCTTCCCAGCCTTCACTGAGGTCTGTTCCTTCGTTACCGAGGCGATGACTCCTGACTTGTCGAAGCATCTGACTCCAGCTTCTTGCTTGGATCTTGAATCCTGTTTCAGGCTGCTGGTACTTGTATTCTCCAGGCGGCAGTGAAGATGGGTCTGTGAGCTTGAGCATGGCTTATGATAGCTTACTGCGACAACTCATCAACCATGCACACATACGGCATACATCTTGGTCTGCGAACCATAGCGTACCCATTAGCGATAGCCATGATGATGACTTCACGATCATCTATGCGGGTAGCAATGATACCATGCTCGATTCCGTACACCGTGCAATGATGAATGGCTTTACCGGGTTTCAGGTTATGTGGTTTCTTCATTGAAAATTGCTAGCGAGGAGCGAATTCGCCAAATCTGATAGACCGCTCAATGCAGTTCCCTCGTTCCCTAAGCGATGGCTCCTGACTTGTCGAAGCATCTGACTCCAGCTTCTTGCTTGGATCTTGAATCCTGTCTCTGGCTGTGTGTATCTGTACTCACCAGGGGGCAGTGAAGATGGGTCTGTGAGCTTGAGCATGATTACAGTATATCATCATTTTGCTCAGGATAAATCAAACCGTACTTTATGTTGGCATTACTCATGGTGACAGGATTCAAAATCCTATCTCTTAGTCTCTTGTATTGTCTTGTTGCCACCTTAATAAGCATTGAGTGATTTATGTCGATTCTCCTAGTTGCAATATGGATGCCATTTGCATTTGCGGTCGTCCTCCATCGACTAACCGAATCAAAATCAATGACTATTGATTCGCCAAAAACCATGGAATCAAGGATCGACATCCTTTCTTTATTACCTCTCGGCGTTTTGGTTACTTCAGGCATACCTCAGAATCTAGCATCAGTTGCGATAGAAGGTAGCAAAATGGCTCATCATTACCCCAAGTGATTGGAATGTTGCATCGGTGGAATACATGAACCACAACATGCGCTAACTCATGGGCCAGATATGCATGATTCGTTGGCCACACAAGATACGTCCACATATCATCCTTGCCACACCCGCCTGAGAATCTCAACCACTGGCTTGAATTCAGGACATCAGGCTCCTTGAATAGTCGCTTGTGTGCTGATTCGTAAATCTCCCTTGTTGGAGCAATGAAGAGTCTCCCGTTGTAGGGACGCAATGAGACTTCAATCAGCTTCTTGGATCGGGGTTTCTTCATCACTTAGGTCCAAAGAACCCCGTGCGACTCAGCGCCACAAATTCATCGAAAGTTAGATCCTTGGGGTTTCCCGTTTGCTTGATCCATGCTTGGTAGGATTCTTGGCTTCTCTTTAAATCGGTCACGCGAGCAAAGGTAAACACTAGGCTGAAAATGATAATACCAAACGTGACTCCGATTAGTGTGGCTATTGATTCGATGCTTCTCATGGATTAATCAAGGCGAATGGTCGCGCCCTTCAGGATACCAGATGACACGGTTCCAGTGACAATCTGCCCAGATGGGCTTGTTGCCCTGAACCCTGTGGAGAATGTGTCATCTTGAGACTTGGATAAGGGTCTCCATCCGGTGATCTGGATATTCTTGTATCCTGATTGCTCAAGAACCCTGACTGTCTCATCTGGCTTGGTGCAGGACGAGATACAAATAAGCGAGGCAATGATGGCAATGATTCGTGTTTTCATGTTCGTGTGAATCATGCCAGATCCATTGATTCAAGTCAATAACAACTTTGTATCTGGGGTTCGATTTGTTGCAAAGAACTTTGAATCAGGCATAGTGTTCGGATGAACGATCAAGAATTGCGCATCATGCGGGATGACGGCATTAAGATACAGGGTGACTATATCGAAATGTACGGAAAGCGGGGATTAAGGGCTGATGCTCCATCGATCTTACTTGCGAATCTTCAATGCTTCGATGCCGACAGGAAACCATCGCAAGGAGGGCTTGGTAGATATGGTCACTTCAAGAATGTGGTGGACATACTTTTCAATCATAGTGAGTCCAAGAAGAGATTTGACTGGAATTCGTACAGCATCCGCATGGCGCAAGCTATGTGTGAGCATGATGTGCTCTCCGTAGCTGGGTGCGGTGGTTCGGGGAAGACTGATACTGCATCAGTATTCTCGATTGTATGGTGGCTAGTAGATCCAGCTAATACAATGATCCTAGTTACCTCAACCTCGCTAAAAGATTCTCGGAGGAGAAGCTGGGGTTCGGTCACTGATTACCTAAGAGCATGTCCTGGATTACCATACAAGATCCTTGATGCCACGGGGCAAGTGCGAACAGTAGATCACACAGGAAAAGAGAAGTTCAGTGACAAGTGCGGCTTTGCCCTCATTGCCTCCGAGAAGAAGAATGAGAAGGAGGCTGTAGGAAAGCTGATTGGTTTCCACAACAAGAGAATTATGCTTCTGGCAGATGAGCTTCCCGAGCTTCCAGAATCCATCCTTGAGGCATACTTCGGCAACATAACAACCAACCCTTGCACCAAGCTTATTGGACTTGGGAACCCGGCTAGTTACTTCGACGCCTTTGGAATCCTGTCCGAGCCAGCCGAAGGATGGGAGAGCGTCACCATGAATGACGAATCTTGGAAAACCAAGCGAGGATACCTGATTCGATTGGATGCAGCTTCAAGCCCCAACATCCTCGCAGGCCGAACCATCTACCCCTACCTCACGACTCTTGAGAAGTATGAACAAGCAATCGGGAATCTTGGAGAGAATAGCGCCCAGTTTCTCCGAATGTATCGAGCATGGTTCTCTGCTGCTGGGAGTGAGGACACGGTTTTCTCAGGCAGCGACGTAGTGAAATCTGGCGCTATGTCGAAGGTGAAGTGGAAGGAGAAACCCACTAGACTAGCCGCATTGGACCCGAGCTTTACCCAGGGCGGGGACCGCACATGTTTGGCGTTCCTTGATTATGGGGTATCGGTTGATGGGGTTAAGGTTCTTCAAGTAGAGAAGATTGTTTACTTGAAGGATGATACCACGAAGAAGGACTCGCCTCGATCATACCAGATAGCTCGAATGGTGGTGGATCATTTGGCGGCAGAGGGTGTGAGTATCCACAACTTCTCGATGGATGTGACGGGGGCAGGCGCACCACTAGCAGACATCATCACCCAAGAAGCAGGAAGAGGGATTCATCGCGTCCAGTTTGCAGGCACAGCAACTGAGCTTCCAATCTCCCCATTCGACAAGACACCATCCAACAAGAAGTATGTGAATCGAGTCACTGAAATCTGGTGGAGCATGAAGGAATTGATGCTGAATGGTCAGCTTCGAGGGGTCACGAATGAGATAGCTCAGGAGCTTACATCTAGGCGCTATGAAGTCATCAAGGGTGAGACGGCGAGGATGAAATTGGAGAGTAAGACGGATCTCAGGGCTAGGGGTGGTAAGTCGCCTGACACCGCTGATGCCATTGCTATCTGTGTCGATTTCGTCAGGACTAGAAAGAACTTCTCCTCCAACGCCAAAGCAGGAACAGGACTACTCGGACCTAGTAACGGTGGGGCAATGAGTTCCTGGAAACGTATTTTGGGAAAGTACGGCGTACAGCAGAAATCAAATAGAGCCTTGGTCCGTTAAGCCCTTCGATGCCGACACATGCGCTTCACGACGCATCCTTCTAAGAAGCTGAGTTTGTTTGCGGTGATAAAGGTGACAGGCTGGATAGCCAGATCCTTGTAGTGAGTTCCGCCGATTTGTGTTTCTTGGGGTATCATGTGTATTTGTTGACTTGAATCCATTTTCCATTCTCGTAGTTGTACATCGGTCCATCAGGCAGCTTTTGATGCGCGATGAATGGCATTATCACATTCCTCACCTCTGGATGCATGATGTAAACAACCTCATATTCCGAATCACGATACGCTGAGTTGATTACAGGTAGCTTGGGCTTGATGCCAGTAAGTTCGATTGATGCTGCGCAGAGTGCTCCACCAATCAGCTTGAATAGGTTTCTGCGATTCATAAATCCCCTCCAAGTATCTTTGTTTCACGAATCATTTCAGGCATGTCATCAATCCAAACATCAATCACGATACCAATCCTCCTGCAATACCGATCCTTCGGTTCTCTGCCGCAGTAGATTTGTGGCATCCATGATGGAAGACCCATGCGCTCCATATCATCACTCCAACCAACGCGACCAGTAACCAAGTAGCACTTGTGTCCACGCATCCTAAGAATCTCAGCAACACTGAGCCATGATTCGGGGTCTTTGGTCCATGTGTCATCGTAGTCTATTGCTAGATTCATGGGCGTGGAGGGATTGGGGCGTTGATTGGGACTCGGTAGGTATCGCTATGACTTCCAGCGGAAACTCCACACGCACCAGCCCACTTTGTAAATGCCCATAGTTGGGCAATGCCCCTGTGCCTCCCATCCACCCCCCAAGGTTTCAAGAATCTGTACCCCTGACCCAGTTGCTCGATGCTGACATTCTCAGGATTATGCCACTCAGTATCTTCACCCTGCGTAGGGAGACTTGGTTTCTTGACTTCCTGAAGAAGTTCTTCAAGTAGCTGGATGATTCGGTCTAGCTTGTTTTCTATTTCTATGCTCATGGTTTCTGTTGTTTCTTGTTCTTTAAGTATTTCTTGTGCCACTTATCGAATGCCCTCCACACTGCCTTATTTGGATTCTGGCATTTTCTCATCTCTCCATCCTTCCTTAGAAACGATGGCCCAACCCAATCATGGAACTCCCACCTCCAAGTTCTACCATTCACCACAGCAGATCCCTCCGCATCTGCGTAACTAATATGGGTGAGGACACCGCCAAGATTGATAAATTCTCCAGCCATACTATTTCTTGTTTACTGCTTCTGCGTGTTCCAACGAATACACGTTGCCGGGTAGAAGTTGACTATTCCATGTAAATTGCGGAGCCTCAGTGACGATGATTGCAGATTCATCGTTGCTTGATACGGTGACGCTGCCATCATCACACATAATGCGATAATGATCCCATCCATCAATGAGGTTAGAGATTCTTACCGACTTTGGGATACAATCCTTCAAGAGGTAAATCATTCGATCACGCCCCTCCTGAGTCTCATATTCCAGATCCACCAGTAGCGTGACTGTTACTTGTTCCCTTGTTGTTGGTTTCATGGTGGTGGGCTTTGGAGGGATTCAGTTGGTGCTGGCATCTGGGCCATCTGTTGATCAGCGAGTCTATCCATCACGACTCTGCGAATCTTGGCTTTCCAGTATGCACATGCCTCTCTGTCTGCTGCTTCTTCTTTAGGGAGACAGCAGCGTTTATACTTGAGTCCTGATCCACAGTGGCAGGGGTGGTTTCTACCAATCTTCGATGTTTTTCTCATGGTTCTGGATAAGCTGGCGTTGATAGAGTGATCTTATTCGATGATTCCGGCCTGATGGTGAGAGCATCATCATGGATCACATCTCCAATCCTGTGCGTATCGACTGCTCGCACCTCAATAGATGCTTGATCATCGCCGATGCGAACCTCAAACAAGCATCGTCCCTCCTGATTCACGAAGCGGATTCGATCCCCATAGACTTGCTTCACATCCGCAGATACGGGATGCCCTGTTTCCATGTGTAGCTTCTGTGTTGTTTTCATACGGGTGACCTTGTATCGCAAGAATCATGGGGTGTCAAACTGATTTGATGGAATTATTGCGTCTCCTCACAGCATGAGTATTCACTCATCCTGCTCTGCCTCCGACCATCATTGATTCAAGCATACTGGATTGGTTTGGCGGTGATGGAATGATGTGGAGTCGTTCATCGTTGCCACGTAGCATCGAAGGATGAGGCATTCCCTAATGCTTAACCCTCCCACGCAAAACGTACCCGTGTACCTTAGATTCTATTGATGATGCCCTTATCGGATATGGTGGATGCAGAGTTCACCGTGGAAGACCGCTATAGTTATTAAGCTACAGAAGCCTTCTCCACTGAGTTTCATCGGCATAAGGAGCCAAGCATGAGACGACCGTGTAGGCTTTGCTGTTTGGTGTCTTTTATACCGGACGGTAGTTCTCTCAGCAGGGAGCCTCAATGTGTTTACGGGGGAGCGTTGGAATATGATGGTTCCAGACTCTCGGCGAAGGGAACTATGATAGCCGAGTCTGCTATTTCTGAACCTCCTCTTAACACTACGCTAGAGCCTTGAAGGTTCCGTTCCGCTATGAACGACAAACCCAAGGGTAGTTTTCTCACCGATACGACGAGCTTGCGGCTGGCCGTAATCCACCTTTATGCTACTCCCGTATCAAGGGGCTTTGTAACAGGCTGGCATCTCTCGATGCGTCATGGCACTGTGAAGCGGTGGTATCTTTGATTGCCCGCTGTAACTCACGGGTCTTGCGAGAGTTACTGATCTTCTGGATCTTCGACTGATAGTTGGGTTATCATCTTCTCAAGAGCAGCCTTGCACTTTTGGAGAGATGCTATTTTCCGATCCTTATTAGTTGTTGGATCACCAATGATGATTGAACCGACTGATTCAAGTATAGCGACATCCTTTCCTTGATTACACATCGCCACTTTAGCAGCTTCAGCATAAGCTGCGGTAAAGTCATCGTATCGTTTCTTTGAACCCTTGCAGCCATTGATACAAATCATCCAGAACCGATTATCGTCGGAAGCTGAAATCTGGGTGGTGCGAAGTTTAGTTGGTTTAGCCATAAAACAAAAAAGCCCGTCCTCGTGGATCAAGGTCAGGCTTATTGCGGGTTTGCTTTAGGCTCAGATTTTACCCCGATCCACAGAGCAAACTCAGAATTAGAATAATGGATTCCCCAATCAATGCAACAAGAAAGTTTCAAGAACTCAAAACCCCCGGCTCAAGAATCGGGAGAATCTTAAA